TCGATCCGAATGGTGTTGTGCCAGCCGTCCCGAAAGCTCTGGATGCAGAGTTCTTTGCTTGTGTAGCAATCTCCACCTCCATCTCATTGGTCAAAGCTCTCATCGCTTGCGCGATCATGTCACCGTAAACCGTGTCGTAGCCAACACCATTATTCAAGTGCAGTTGATCTTCACCAGTGAACGGGATTTGAACAGCGCGAGACTTGTTGATGGTCAGAGTTTTGTTGTCAACCGTCTGATCGGTTCCTTGCGGAATCGTCATAGATTCAGTGACATCACCGACAGTCGATTCGCGTGTAAACGCGGCTCTTACAACGTCACCTTTTGCGGCACGCTCTGAGCCATTTGCATTGATTGTAACGGCAGGAATAAAGCCAACTAGCTCCCGTCCTACCACGTCAGCCGCGACATAAATATCTGCGGCGAGGTCTGTTAATACGTTAGCCATTGGGGCTACTCCTTCATTCGTTTACAATTTTACCTTTGCCACGAACGAATAAAGCTCTGTCTTTTTGCGACAATTCATCGAACTGGCTTCGGCTCATTTCCTTAACTTCAACACTAGCCCCGCCCGTGCTTCGGGTAGCCCCACCACCCTGAGATTGAATGCCATCAACCAAAAAAGAATATTCAGTCTTAATTTTGGCACTCAGGTCATCCAAAGATGATACCGTCAACTGACCATTATCATCAGTCACCCGGATTTCATTATCTACAAGGGTCAGCCTCTGGCTGATTTCCTTTTCTAGGATTTTCGCCTTCTGTACGTCCTTTGTCAACGTCCCGGCAAGCCGCAACGCCTCAGACTTGATGGTCTGTTGTTGCTGGCTCTGAATCATCTCATTGAGCCGTAAGTTGATCGATTCATTTTCGGCTTTTTGGCTTTCATATAGTTCTTTGTATTGGCCGTTTTCTTGGGCTTGCTTTTCTTTTTCATCGCGTGCTTTGGCATCTGCTTGCTCCTTCGCTTTTTGAATCGCTTTCTTTTCAGCTAACAATTCATCATTTTTGGATTTCAGACCAGCTATTTCCTGATCTAATCTTTCTTGGACTTTTGCTTCAATCGTTGATTCGATTTCGGTTTGTAGTTTTTCCTTTTCAGTATCTTCGATTTGAAGGTCTTTCAATGTTTCCATGCTTCACCTCTAGTTTGCGTGGTTGCGGCTCTGCCGCGTTATAAGTCTATGCCTTGTCCGATCAAAGTGAATATCTCACCATAATCGCCTTGAATGTCTTCTGGGAGCTTTGACACAAGACCCCGAATGATATCTAAATCTTCATTGTTGATATTATCAGATTTATCAAATATCTCTTCAATCTCAGTGATGATACTCTGTTGTTCACTTGTAAGCATTTGCAATCATATCCTCTATCAACTCAATAAATTTGGGACTACATCGTTGCCTTTGTCCTAAAAAATAAGCACTGAAGTTTTCAGCAAACCACTCAACTGTCTTTGTCTGTCCATATTGGCTTGGTGATGTTTCCTTCAACTCTTTGCGCGAACTTTTCCACAATTTATTCATCCGTTGTTCGATCGGGCTGAAGTTATTCCACTCGCGTGTTGCTAATCTTTCATTAAATTTGGTTGGGCTGAACTTGTAGGTCTGGTGAACATGATGAGCAAACTCATGAATCATCGTTGATCTGTAGGTGTCGAATCGTGTTTCCTGATAACTTGCGACACTCCACGGTTTGTTTTCTGCATCTCCTTGGTTCCATGCAGATCGGTTTGTTGCCAACTTACGTCCTGCTGTATCATCGGTAGCGAGTCCGGACACTCTTCGACCCATGAGTTTCTGATTGATCGATAAGGTTGCGTCACCCATTGAGGCGTTGACTCGTGTTCCTCGTCTGGTTTGCATTCCTCTAAGTTTAGGTATATTGAACAATCGAGATAGGCTGTCAAAATCTTCTAAACAAGCCTCAGTAGCGACCGCGATATCGTCATCAAATCGAGAAACGGAACCCCAATTCTTTTTACCTGAGTATCGCGTATCTGAATACTGTCTAGGATCTGCATTGCCTTCTTCCACATATGCCTTAAGACGTTTTCTTGCTTCTTTTGGTGTCTTGAATTGAATCTCTGATGTCGGTCTGAAAGTATATGTCGGTGCTTCTGGGTCTGGCAATGTCGGTCTGATTGCTTGTTGTATCGTGGTTTGATTGAATGTGATATCTCTGTCTTTTAACTCTTGCAGTGTCAGAGTCCGACCATCGCTGTCGATAAATCGGGATAAAGGCAAACGCTGTTGAGCGAACAGGCGTTGACGCTCTTTGCCCAGCACCTCAATCTGAAACTCTTTGGACTGCTTCCTTAACCATTGCTCATAATTGAGTTTTGCGCTGACCACCCCACGCCCTGACGATCCCACCGCACCTCTTTGTCCCTCAACATCGAGTTCAAATTCTTTCTTGACCTTGGGGACAATGGTAGAGCGACAGCCAAAGTGGGCTGGCGGCTTCGGTGATCTCTCAGGATTATCAGATATCGGATAGATCAAACCATCTCGACTCATACAAATGAACGTAGTACGGCTATCGAGAGTGGCGACCCATTGGTATCCTTCAAGAATATCAGCGTTTTCCTTCAACGTTTCGTTTCGAGCTTGTACAGCTAAGTGGTTAGTCCCTGTCCTAATCAACGTTTTGACCTGATCTTTCTTCAGGCTGACATGATCTTTGATGTCATTCACGATTTGCGGTGACGTGCGACCTAACGCAAACCCATCGCGCAGAACTTGCAAGAATTGGCCTTGCGCTTGCTGACCAAAGGCACTGATCAACTGACCAAAAGATTTAGCAGATCGACCTGGCTGTAAGGCCATGACATCAGTTAGGTATGCAGATCGGAGTTGCACAGGGTTAGGTAGATCAAAATCGACTCCAGTAGCTTGCGAAAACGCCGCTGTACTGAACTCTGACTCGTATTGAATGAATTCGTTTGCAAAATCTTCTGTTGATACTCCAATCTCTTGATAAACTTCTGCCGCATAAAGTTTGAGATCATTGAGGATTCGTTGGTAGCGGAACTGCTGGAACTCAGTCAAATCGCCCTCTAGTTTGCGTTCAACTTCAGCGATTAGTTTTTCTAGCTCAATTCCTACTTTATTCACCTGACCACCAGCTAGACGCTGGATGAAAATTTGATGTCGAGTGAGCGTGTCAAACAGATCGTCAGACACATTAGCTCCATTTGACTTTGTCTGCCCAAAATGCGGCTGACATCTTACCCTTTGCTATGTTTTTGGCGTGTCTGGCCTTAAATGCCTTTCGTTTTGCTTTCATGGCTTCTGATTCTCCGGCCTTGGGCGCGCCAGATGTTTTAGCACCTTGCTGACCGAATCGAATCAGTTTTACCTTGTCGCCTTCCTTTGCAAGCACGACATGAGATTTCTCAGGATGTCTAGGTGTCCTCTTCGGCTTGTTGAAGCCTTCAAGATTGAATCTTTCAAGTCTAGGATCTTTCGCCATTACCTTTTCGCTCGTTTCTTGGCGGTTGCTGATAGCTCGCTCATGTGGAATAGAAATTTACTGGTGCTTGTATGCCTCGCTCCTGACATTAGCCGACCTGATGCATCCTTATGAGTCTTACCTGTAAACGGCTTACCGTCCCGAAAATAGTGTTTAGCTCCTGCAACCATTACTTTCTCCTTTTCCTGACCTTGCGTAAATCTGCCGCTGTTATCTTATCCCGTGGCGGTTCAACCCTCGCTAATCGCTTTTGCTTTGCGGAATATGATTTCTTACCTCTAGGCTTTGGCATTACTTCTTCGCCTTCTTTGCTTTGCGAAACTTTTGAATCGCTTCCCATTGCTTTGAATCGACTGATCGAGCCTTACCGCCTGTCAGGACTGAATTGACTCGTGCCATTGCCCATTGACTGACTGAGACTCCAGGTCTGCGTCCTGATGTGACTGCGGCTCCAACTCCCTTGTCATAAATCTGCTTGAGTGCCGAATACGGTGCATTCGCTTTCTTCGCTTTATTCTGCAAAGCCTTCTTTGTGCGTTCATTAATTTTTACCGACATTGAAACGCCTCCGGAATGCTTTTGTGTATGGTGATTCTGGTGTCTTCTTACGTTTGCCTTTTGAATCTCTATCGCCAGCCAACTCGCCTAGTAATCGACCTTCTTTCTGCATCTTCTCTAACTGAGCGAGTCGTTTGCGTCTGGCCTCACCTGTTAGCCCTGCGAGATACTTGGCTGGAATCTTGCGACCTGACTTTGTAGTGACCTTCCTAACCATTGACTACTTCCAAAGCCATAGGTGCAGAGACACCTCGCTCATCCTGTACCTCTTCTAGCGTTCTTTCTGGTGCAATCACGCCAGCCGCTTTCAATCTGTCGAATATGTCTTGCTCTGCCACAATCGACCGATCTAGCAAGGTCACCATCGACATGATCAACTGAGGATCGACGGACTTGTCGTAGAACTCATTATTTATTTGGAACACGACATCTTCAGTATCAACGCCCATGAACTCACCAACCCAGTCAATGGCCTGTTTCACGCCTTTGCTTAAATTATTGACTAAATCACCAAGCACAGAGTTTTCACTAGCAAACCGAATCCTTGCACCTTCTGCTGTCTCATTTCCTGCCCTGTCAGTAATGATCCTGGCCCCGATCATGACCATCGCAGATTCTTTTGAGCGCATTGCATCCATGACCATATTGTTTGGATCAGCCTGTAACAGCGTAGCCGAACCAGTTTCACCAAGTACATGACCAGCCCTTGATCCTAGCTTAATGCCTTGTGGATTGAACGATTTGAATTGTTCCGGTGACAAACTATGGGTAATGAACAACGAGGGCTGACCTGTCAGGAAACACGACTCCTCATAATCTGCTGAGTTTCGGTAATGAGCGATATTTACATCAGCGATATCCGATAAAGGAGCCTCATCAACTGTGACATCATTGTTTTGCGCTCCAACGAATGCAAGCGGAATGATGTCCCAGGTTGAGCCGTCAGCCTTACGAGGGAATATTTCTTCGGTAACAGGAACGTCATCGCGATATAACTGTTGGCTGTATCCCTCTTCTGTCAGTCGTAAAACCCGATATTGCATCTCTACTTCAGATGAAAACTCGTCTAACTCCTTAAGATAAGACTCAGACAAGACGCACATCACGAGGAGCTTACGACCGTTGATGCTTTGGGTCTTCCAATTCACGACCTGTTCGGCAGTGTACGGGATAATTGCCGCCTTGAGTTGGAGTAGTTCAGTTTGCTCTATCGTTAAGCCATCTGGTGCTTGCGGATAGTCAACAAGGAATGCGGTACGACCTGTCTCCAGTAGATTACTCAACTCGTCTTTGCTCAACTGGCTAAGACTTAAACCATCGCCTGTCGCATCCATCTTGAGATAGTCAAGCCCATCGGGTAGCTCACAAACAGGGTCTTTCCGAAACGCCGCACCGACAAGAGCGTTCTTTGTCCTGCCGGTAAAGTTAGTAAACAGCGCACGTTTAAGATACTGCTTATATCTTTGAGTTTGTGTGCCTTTGCGCTCATCGCCGGATTGATTATCAGGGACAGGTAAGTACTCGTATTTCTTTTCTTTGACTGCTCGCGAACCTTTGACAGCATCTCTCGTCTGAGTCCAGACAGGTAAATACTTTTGATAATCGGGGTGCTGTTGCGTCACTGGCATGATTGAAAATCTCGTTCAATAGTCATTTTTATTGTACGCCTCATAACGCGAAATTGAAATCGACGTTAGCAACCGGACGTAGTATAGGCATTTCATAGGCGATTGGGTAAGTCGTCGCGTCATTTTGATGGTCAACACCACTGGTTTTGTCTGGCTCACCATTCCGATAGACC